TGCTTGTCAGCTTGAATCTTGCCAGGTGTTAAAGAAGTGCTATCACTTAATACTTCAAAATCTCCTGAAAGATTTGCTTTCCAAAATGGAACATTGACGAAATCACCACCTTCAGTCGCATTAAGCTCGGCCATTGGTTGAACCACACCGCTTGCCAAAAAGGCATCACGCTGAGTTGTCTGCTCAATCAAATACGGCGTAAAGACCTCAGGAATGATTACGTCCGACCTTACGGTGGCCATAAAAATTACCAGAAATTAGTTTTACGATGTGGGTCACAAACCCTTACGGCTCAGCACAGCCTTGCCTTATGACAATATATTAGCGTGCAACTGAATTTTTCAAGCGATCATATAAATCTTTGTCAGTTCTATATAGCCTCATCTGTTCTGTAATATTGAAACTTTCAGCAGCAAATGGGTTTTTAGTTCCAGCAGGAATATCACCTCCACTTGATCTACTTGCAGAAGCACCACCGCCTTTAGGCTTTGGTTGTTTCAAAATATAATCAGGAAGTTTGCCTTTAGCCCAATCAGAAACAGGAGTTCTTTCATATCCATCAACAACGACAGGAACACCGTTATCAACTTCTATTTTGTCTTTTGGTAAGAAGTTATTTAAGACAAGATTAGGATCATGGACAATTTCAGCTAAAGCTTGAACAGCAGGTGAAACTAATTCTAATTCACGAACTTTAGCTTCAAGTTCTGCAATCTTCTTTTCTTTTTCAGAAGACCTTTCTCGATATTGTTCTTCTAGTTTTGTTCGAGCTTCAGTGTACTTTCCTTGTTTCTCAAGTTCAGCTTGTTCAGCATTATTCTTGAAATCAATTAAAGCTTGTACATCTACATCAGGAACTGCCTTGGCTTTTGCTTTGGCTTTCTTTGTTTCATCTAATAGCTCAGCGTTTTTTTTACGCATCGCATCCAGTTCAGCTTTTAGATTCTCTTTTTCGGAATCAACAGCTTGCTCCACAGGAGCAGTTGTTTCGTCAGGCATAAAAACCCACAAGGTTGTTAAGGTAGTTTAACAATAACCCTTCTTCTTGCCTTTGCCCTTCTTTTTCTTTCTCGCCATAATAGACTTATATTAATTTGATTTAATTATGGCTAAGAAATCCTATGAAGGATCTGGTCGTTTTACAGATGTAAATATTGGATATTCTGTTGATACTGAAAACAAAAGAACAACAGAACAAATTTTAAAAGATATGAAAAAAGATGGGGCAGAAGTAATTCGTGTATCTAAAAAACCACCTGAAGCTTTTTAATAAGCTTCTAAAACAATTTCAGTAAACGTAAAGTCAACTTCATCTTCACCAATATCAATAGAATCTGTCCAATTTTTTGTCTTTACAGATTTAACTTTATAACGGACACCTCTTGGTTGAAGAATTTCTCTTTCATCTAATTCATTCCAAGGCTGAATAGATGTTCCATATTTATTAACCTGCTTAAGAAGAACCTGATTTGTTTTCAGTTCACCTTCTAAGAAATCACCAGCAACTCGTCTTGAAGCAGACCAACTTTCCATTGCCAGACTAGGATCTGCATTTTTATATGATTCAATTATTGATTGAACGACTTCAAAATCATCGAAAGCCATACCTCTAAAAATAGTGCCATCAGGTTCAACCTGATTCGGTAGTAAGTCTTCTGGTAATCCCTTCCATTTAGGATTCTTGGCAATAAAGTTCTCCATTTTGTCTGCATTTCTGGCCCATTCGCTTTGTATTGATGATGCTTTTGCTTCTGTTCTACCGTATCCAGTTCGAGCCTTAAATCTTTTTAATGTTTGAACTTGTCCAGGATTTAATTGGGCTCCTACAGTCTTAGCCTGTTGTATTTGAACACCACGAACATCCATATAACCAGAACTAGACCATTCCTTTAATAACTTTCCTGTTTGCGTATATTCAGAAGGTGTTAAACCAACTTCTGTAGCTTTAGGCTTGAAAAATAAATCTCTTGTTGTTGTTTTTCCTCTTGCTGATTGTTTTCTAACTGAACTTTTATTGGATTCAATCGCAAGATCTTTATTTAATAAACTAGGATCATCCCATCGTCTTAAATCAACATCTTTTTTAGGTTCTAATGCTTTCTTTGCTGCTTTATCAAGTTTGGTTTGTAACTTAGCAATCTTTGAATCTTCAAGTCTTCTTGCTAATTCTTTCGGTGTGATAGTTTTTAATTTTCCTTTTGGTATTATTTCTGCATATAAAGCTTTAGATGCATTCCAATAATCTTTTTTATTCTCACTATCAAGTTTCAAGCCTTTTAAGAAATTAATTTCAGATTGATCTCCTGCTGAAAGTTTTTTGAAAGTTGCAACTTCAGTAACAGGAGTTTTCTTTATTTTCGATTGGATTTGTTTATCAACTAATTTCTTTTGAGCATCTGTAAGCTTTACATATTTTGGTTTTGTCTTTAATAGAGAATTAACGACATTTAATTCAGATACAGATTGATTGTATTGTTTTGAGCCTTTACTACTTGTATCAATAGATTGTTCTAAAAATGTTTTAAGGTTTGTTAATTCATTCTGGCTGAAGTTTTTTATTTCGTTTTTATAGGCTTCATTAACTACAGGTGCTTTTATTTTAGAAATTTGTTCAGAAAGTTTTTTAGATTCTTTTAAGGCAGTCTTTGTCTTTGGTGATTTAGCAACTGCATCCCAATCAACAAGCTTTTCTTTTGGTTTTATATTTTCTGGCTTTCCATATCTCTTCTGCAATTGAACTAAAGAAACTTCTGTATTGTCTTCTCTAATTAATTTCTTCAAAGCTTGATCAGGACCATATTTGTTAGACAAGCGATTAAAGTATTTTGCCTTTTGTTCTCCTAATGCCGCAATTTGTTCTTTGCCAGGTTTAAATTTTGATCCTTTTGCACGTTCACCGTATAACCATTTTCCATAAGTTGTATTTGCAGGAACAGGACCATCAGCACTAGCTCTTTTTCCAGCAGGAGGAGGAGTGAAACCCCATTTCTTGTAATTTATAACAGCAACAGTTGTTGATCGGCAACCAAAATGTTGAGGAGGAACAGGTCCCTCATCATATTTAAAAATTTGACCATCTAAATCCCGACAAACAGGTGATGTTCGTGAATCAAGCGTCGCAACATAACGATATTCTTCTGTCACATCAGAATTAGCTTTATAAACAGATTGACTTGCTGTATTTGTTACTTGATTAACAGTTGTTCTAACAATTGTTGTTACTTGACTATTTGCTCTTTTTGTTGCAACTCCTCCTTGTGCAAGTAACTGACTTAAACTTCCTTTTTGATCTTTTTGTAAATTTCCTACTAACTCCTTAACAATTTCAGGAGTTGTATCTCCAGATAAAAGACCAGTTCTAACAACTTGATTTAATCGTTTTGCTTCTGCTACTGCTAACTCACGAAATGACTTCTTAACAGTATTTCCATTAGGTAACGTTATTGTTTGTCCTTCTTTTGCTGTTAATTTAAAAGTTCCTTTCGGTGCTTTTGCTCCTGCTAGATCACTTCTTAAAACAGAAATATTTAAAGCTGTAGGATCTGTATTAACAACAGACTTAGCAAATGAAGGACTAATAGCAACAGAATTAACAGAATAACCAAGTTGGTCATGAATCTTTTCTGTCATTCCTTTAGGAATTGAATTTTTTATTTGGTTCTCAATAAAACCTGCTTGAACATTCGCAACACCTTCTAATTCACTAATTAATTCTTGAACACTACCATCTGCCCATGTGTTTAAACTTTCTTTTGTTTGTTTAATTAAAGCTCTTAATCTTGCTGTCTTATAAGCAGGTCGTTCATTTAATGGTTGTTTTTCAATCTTTTCTAATTGCTCAACTGCCTTAAGAATTACATTGTTATATGAAGTGATAAGTTTTTTTGAAACACTATTACTAAAGCGATTCAAATCTATTGCATTACGATAAAACGCAGCAGGAATACCATCACCTACAGGAACAGTTGTTGTCATTTATGCAGCTTGATTATCTTCAGCTTCTAATTCTTCAGCTTCTGGTTCTTCTACTTCTTTTTGTGGTTGTTCCATTTCAATTAATCCACCCATTTGAGTTGCTTCGAGTTCCTCCTCTACATCAAATTCATCTCCTAATACCTCTCCCTCATGGAGTTGTTTCAATAAAGTTTCTTGAGTGATTGTTCCTGATGTAAATAACTGCAGCAAACTTCCTATCTCTTGAGGATCAAGTCTTGATGCCAAGAAATCTCTATTAACAAAACTACTACCAGCTTGATTATTGTTTAAATATTGAGCATGAAATTGCAAGGAATTATCAATCAAATCCTGTACTTGTTGTGCAACAACTTGCATTGTTGAATCACCTTGAGATCTATCTATTTTTTTTGCTTCTGCCGTCTCTGCTGATAATTTTTGTCCTAAAACTGCTGCTAATCCAAGCTCATTTATTTGTGCTTCTAATTGATGAAGTCGATCAAATTGAGCTTTATAACTTGTTCCTTTGCTCTCAATATATTCTGCCCGACCTTCAGCAGGAAAAGCTATTGCTTCACCAGGACCAGCAGAAACTTCTTCAGATGATTGAGGGAAACCATAAAAAGCCAACATTGGAACAGCAGAAATATGAAGCTGATTATCTAAATCAGATTGAACTTGATAAGCCTTTAAATTTAATTCCGCTATATCCTCCATTGGTGGACGTGACTCCATTAAATTAACTCGATTGGAATAAGCAACAGAAAACGGAATTTCAGACAAACTTGTTGAACCTTCATCAAATAATTTATAATCACCTGTCTCTGAATCCTTTCTGTGGATTTCAAATTGCCCAGGAGTTAAAACACGAACTTGTTCTATTTCTTTTTCGCCGTATAAACCATCTGGCTCAAATACTTTTTCAAGCAACCTTAACTGACTAAATTTCTGCTGACCCTCTTTCAGTTCTGTTCGCCATCCTAATATTTCCCGAGGTGTATAGGTTACCCAATAAGGACGACCATTTGCATCAGCAGGAGCATCAACTAAAACACCACAATGTCCATATCTAATTACTTTCCTTGTAGTTTCATAAGTCCATATATTTAGATCATTTCCCTGCAAATCAACATCAAATAATTGCTCTCGAATTACATCAGCAACATCATTTAGGCGAACAGGCTTTCTTGTTAACATTCCTGCCAACATTCTTTCAAGTCGCTGATAATAAGGAGGACAAACAGAACGAGCTAATCTGTTGTCATAACTGTCATCTAATTCTCTAGGTTCTTGCGGCAAATATCTTCTATGTTTTGAACGCATTTCAAACGTTCCACCCATTAACGCTTCAATTAAAATCCAATGAGGTTCTTGATTCTGCCAAGCAATATTAGGATCATCTACAAAAGTTTCAGAGCCAGCTTTTTCGCGTTTGTAATAGTTGTAACCGCTATACACGATGAGACCTCAACACTATGTAAACAGTTTAGTCTTAATACAGCCTAATACCTGTACCTCTTCCTGCTCTTGCATATAAAGGATTAAATTCACGCCAAACCAAATAACCAAGAGCATCATTTGCATGATCATATCCTGCTTCCTTATCAGGATCACCCTTTTCTGTATAACTCTGTAATTCAATACATTCAATCAAGCGTCTGCAACAGGAAGCAATCTCCAATCGTATTTGTCCTTGTCCGTTCTCAAGAAGAGCTTGGACAGACGCAACTCTATCTCTGACTGGGGGGTTTGCTTTCGGACTTTGGTTTGTGAATCCATAACTCTCGAGTATGGATATATCAGTTTGTGTTGCATTAGTTGAACGATTCCCCCCAGAAGAATCTGGATAAATAAAAATTCGTTGATGTGGGTATCTACGAATAATTTCTTTAGCAAGAGCATCAGTGTCATGTGCTCCTGTGATTTCATCAATTATGACTAGCTTTTCACCAGTACGCACCCCAATAATTGCAGACATGTTGGAAATATTAAAATCAATTCCAATCCGTAATGGTTCATCATCAAAGTCAAATTTTCTATCAGTTACATGTAATTTTCTATTGAATCGGTCATAAACTTGACCTGTGGTGAGATTACAGAACTCACCATTCAAATATGCCTGTAAGAGATTCGGATCATAGTTCGCTTCTAAACGTTCAATAAAGTCTTGAGGTAAATGTGGGTTATCCGTTGTCTTCATTTTTATTAACTTACGATCATGACGTTTCTTTGCTTCGTCAGAGCCAAATGTTTGCCACATCCAGCGAAACCCTTCTGGTGTTGAAGCGGCTGCAAATTGCCGAACATTCCCAGAACGCAAACGACCAAGGATTTTTGGAAAAGCTCTTGAAGCAATAGTCGGTGTCACAGTATCAATTTCGTCAGTTAATACAAAAGCCAAGTTCAAACCAATAATTCTTGACCAATTCTCAAAGGATCGGCATAGGATTTTTGTGTCTCCTTCAGGTAAGTGAAGAATATATTCAGGTAAAGGAGATGATCTAAAAGTATAAGGAATTTCATAATTTTCTAAAAAATTATCAAAATCAGTCATCCAAATATCTCGAATTAATGGTCCTGTCGGTTCCATTACACAACCAATAAAACCTTGATTTGACATTGCTAAATGTACTGTTTTTGCACATAACGCCCTAGTTTTTCCTGCTCCGTAACCTGCTGATAATCCAATTATTTCTGTTGATTCATCTTCAACAAAAGCTAATTGCCCTGGATGTAAATCTGTTTTTATTTTCTCTAAAGTTTTTTCAACATTAAAATCATCTGCCCGATCTGCAGCAAATAAAACATGACCTTGTTTAGCTGTTAAAAGGATTGTCAAGAGCAAAGAGAAGCTAATTTTGCTGCTGTGTTAATTGCACCAAGAGCAATGTGATATTGACCAGCCCTTCTGGCTTCCATCTGTAAGGTGCTGCATTGGCTCAAAAGATCTGCGATCATCTGTGGTCGCTCTATATCCCAATCGCTCTTGATTTGTGCCCTAGCTTCCTTTAAGTAGCTATCTACAGTCCTTGGAGACACCCCCCAGTTTTCGGCAGCATATCGCAGACAGTCAGATCGTTTTCCACCATTAGCAATAATTCGAGCAAACCGAGCAACTCGTAATTCTTTCTCAGCTAAAGTTATTTTGGTGTCTGCCATTAGATTTATTTCTCAATTAGATAGCCAGAAAAATCACCAAATCTGAACCACTGTAAAAAAGGTCCAGCAAGTTGTTTTTCTGTTATAGGACGTTGTAC